ATAACCATTCCAAGTCTTACAGCATCACAAGCAGTATTTACAGATGCAAGCAAAAACCTAGTAAGCAAAGCAGTTACAGGCACAGGTAGTGTTGTATTATCTGACAGCCCTACATTTACTACTGCAATCACATCTACTGGCGCATTACAATTAACTGGTGATTCTACAACTAATCAAAATATTGCTACAACACAAACCACAGGCACTTTATCAATAGGTGGCCCTAGTGCCACAGGCACTATTAAATTAGGTCAGTCTACAAACACACAAGAAGTAGACATTTCTAATGGTGTAACAGCATCTACCAAAACCAATACAATTAAGTTAGGAACTGCTGGCGCTGTTGGTTCTACAACGACTACAACCATTGGCTCTACTCTTGGTACATCTACTACTGTGATGAATGGTAACGTAGGAATTGGTACAAGTAGTCCTACACGTAAAGTATCAGTATATGGTACAACAAACGCTTATCAAGATTTTACTGCAAGTTCTTATCATAGATATACCATAGGTTCTGAAGGACAAGGATTTGTTTTTTACGATGACACTGTTGGTGCATATAGAATGATTCTTGATTTAAATGGTAATCTAGGTCTTAGTGTAACTCCTAGTGCTTGGCGTACAGCAGGAGCTACAAAAGCAATAGATATATCAACATTTGCAGCTTTAGAAGGCGATACTGGCGGTGCTGGATTATGGGGTGGATTATATTTAAACTCATCTAGTCAATTTATATATAAAACATCATCATCTGGTGGTGTTTATAATATTGCTAATACTGGTCAACATCAATGGTACACAGTAGCTTCTGGAACTGCTGGTGCAGTTGCAACTGTAACCCAAGCTATGACATTATTTGCTAGTGGTGGTTTAAGTTTAGGTAACACTACAGACTCAGGTGCTGGTAGTTTAAATGTAAGCGGTAATTTACAACTTATTGGTTCAACTACAGCAACTCAAAATATTGGAACATCACAAACATCAGGCACATTAAATATTGGTGGTGCAGGAACAATAAATGTTGGCGCAACATCTGCTTCGGGAATAATTACAATAGGCAGAAGTAGCAGTAGTCAATCAACTCGTATTGCTGATGGTTCGGGCGTTCAAACTGTTAATATTAATCGGCTTGGTAGTTCTGGAAGTGTAGTTAGTATTGGTTCTTCCGATAATGGCATTTGTAATATTCAAAATGGTGCTGGTAGTAATCAAGAAGTAAACATTGCTTCTTATGATGATTTAAATAGCCCCCCTATTTCGGGAAGAACAGTTTATATTGGTGGTGGTCAAGCTAATACTAAAGATATTTATATTGGTACAGATAGTTATAATGTTAATGGAAATCAATATTGTAATGTAACTATTGGTTCTTTTCTTCCTAATAGTCAAAGCTCAGTAATTTTAAATGGTGACTTTATAGGTTGCCTTGGCACATATTTTAAACCACCATCATTATCAAGCGCACCTGCTGTGTATGAAGGCGCAATGTATTATGACACTACATTACACAAACTACGCATTTGTGACAATGTGGGTTGGAAAACAATAACAGCAATTTAAGGAAAAATCATGGCTTTATTAAAAGCAGTTAAAACTAATTTTGGTGTAGATGCTAATTACTGGAATATTTTTAGCGTACAAGAAGATTTTAAAAATAAGATAAATGAAGTAGTCATTGTTGGTTACGCTTCTAAAGAGGTAAGGGATGCTAATCTTGATCCAGTATCATGGAATAACTTAACATTGAATGGCGATAAGTACATTCAAGACGCTACCCGTGCAGAAGTTTACAAGGCATTAAAGGCTAAAGACTTCTCTGACGCTACGGACGCATAATGTTTGGGTTTAGTCCGTTAGCCTCAACGGCCTTTAATTCTCTACGCAAAGTAGTAACAAGCGTAACTCCATATACATGGGGTCAGACAGGCGGTGTAGGCAAGAAGAAGAAAGAGCATATTGCTCAATCCAAACGCTCTGAGATCAAAAAGTATCTAGCGACAATCTTTGCTGAACCTGTCGTGGAAGAAGAAATGCTAGAGGCTTTACAGCCTTATGCTAAAGAAGAAGTAACACCAAATGCAATTGACTATGACTTATTGCTCAATAGCGTTGAAATGGTACAAAACATTATTGCTAGAGCGCAGGCAATACAACAAGAACATGAGGACGAAGAACTCCTCTTAATGCTTATATAGGATAAATTATGTCATTTGATTGGTACTCACAAGGCACTCAAGGCCAAGACAACAATGGTGGCTTTGGTACTGCCAATATGTTTAACGCACCTAAGCCTGAACAGCAAGGTAACTTTGGTGGTATGGGCGATAAGATCGCTAAACTTATCCAAGCATTACGTGGCCCTTCACAAACGCCAGGGCAAAATCCTATGTCTGCTGACAATCCTATGCAACCTAACTCAAATCAGTTACCACAGTACACGCCTATGCAAGGCAGTCCTGTTAGCCCTAATATGGGTCAAGTAAACAAACAACAACCAATGATGAGTCCTAACGGTCAACCTATGCCTAATTGGAGCAATATGTATGGCAGCAATCAATGATATAACAGGCGATAGTATTCAGACTCGCACGACTTCTAAAGAGTTTGAAGAAGGCCACGAAAGAATATTTGGTAAGAAAGAGAAGTCAAGCGTTAAAAGATGGATTCAAGACCCTGAAACATTTAAGCTAGTTCCTGCTGACGAATACTACGCTCCTAGTGAGAACAAAGGGCCATATATTCGTGATGACATTAAGCCGTATCAGTCAATGATTGACGGCAGAATGATAGAAGGCCGTAAAGCACATAGAGAGCATTTAAAGAGTAACAATTGCATTGAGGCTGCTGATATGCCTTTGAAGAATCCCGAAAGACCGAAGGATAACAGCTTGAAAGAGCGATTGATTTACGAAGTAATGCACAACCCCCAAAACAGAAACAAATTTAGATAGGAGTATTAAATGACAACAACAGTAAACTTAAACGGTTCTGGCGTTCCAGGATTAACATCCGATGCCATTACAGGTTTCGTAACAACAGCACAAGCGGCTACAGGTGCTTCACAAAACACATTAACCTTGCCAACAGACATTGTAGTGTATTCAACTTCTACAGCATCTAACGGCCCAACATTGCCTTCTACAGCGCAATCAGGCGATAGCTACTTTATTGCTAACAACACAGCTAACTCAATCAACGTATGGCCTTCTACAGGTGGTGCAATTGGTTCAGGTTCAGCTAACGCTGCTTTAGCAGTTGCAGCAGGTAAGACAGCAAAATTCGTATCAATCGGTGGCGCGAACTGGATTGCTATCGTTTCAGCTTAATTAACATAAAGGAAGTCAAATGGAAAACCTCCAAACTACTTTGGAAGAACCAATTAGCCTTCGAGATACAATCGAAAACGCTATTGAAGTAACCGATACACCAGAAGCAGAAAGTCAAGCCACAGAAAGCACCCTAGAAGCTCCTAAAACAAGCAGATCTAGGGATGAGTCAGGAAAGTTTGCCAAAAGCTCTTCAAAGGCTCAGGAAAGCGTTACAGAGGCATTTGAAGAAGAAACAGCACCAGAAATGCAAGTTAAACCTCGTCCTAGCTCTTGGAAGAAGGATTATGAGGAACATTGGGGTAAATTAGACCCAACTTTGCAGGATTACATCCAGCAACGTGAAGCGGATTATGCTAAAGGCGTATCTACTTACAAAAACCAATGGGATTCTGCTCAACCTTTAATCCAAGCAATTGAACCTTTTGCCCCTATCTTACAACAACATAATATTGATCCAGCACAATGGATCAGTAACTTGGGTAGAGCGCACTCTGTATTAGCTTTAGGTAGTCCTGAACAAAAGCAACAAATGTTTGCTCAGTTGGCTAACGACTATGGTGTAAGTTTAAATGAAGTGGGTGGCGGTTATGCTGACCCTCAGTTCTCTTTAATAGCACAAGAATTAAACCAAATTAAGAACCAATGGAATCAGTTTCAGACACAACAAGAACGGACTGAACAGGCTTCATTACAAAGTGAAATATCAAGCTTCTCGCAAGACAAGCCGTATTTCGATGAGGTTAGAGAAACGATGGCTGGATTACTCCAAGCTGGAATGGCTAATGACCTCCAATCTGCTTATGACAAAGCTATACGATTGAATGACAATATCTCTCAGAAAGTACAGGCCGAACAGGCTCACAAATCTGAAGCAGATCGTCAAGCAAAAATAGCCAATGCTAAAGCTAAGGCTCTATCCCCGAAATCGTCATCGCCAACAGCGTCTACGAGTACAGGTGGAAAAGGCGCAAGTATCCGTGACGAACTGTTAAAGCAGTTTGAGTCATCGGGTTCAATTATCTAACACTTAGGAGATTATTATGGCATTTGCCAACTCATCAGTGTCTGACATTATCGCTACCACCATCCAATCACGTAGCGGTAAATTAGCAGACAACGTAACAAACAACAACCCAGTTCTTGAACGCCTACGTAAGCGTGGCAATGTACGTCCTTTCTCTGGCGGTAACGTCATCTTGGAAGAAGTAATGTACAATGACTCAACAACTAACAACACTAACTCATACAGCGGCTACGAAACATTGAACATTGCGCCTAACAGCCCAATTTCTGCTGCTCAATTCAACATCTCACAATACGCTTCTGCTGTAACAATCAGTGGTCTTGAAATGCTACAAAATAGCTCTAAAGAACAAATCATTGACTTGTTAGAAGGCCGTATCCAAGTTGCTGAAGCTCAATTGACTAACCGTATCCAAACAGACATTTATGGTAACGGTACTGGTAACTCAGGTAAGAACTTGACAGGTTTGGGTGCAGCCGTTGCTGACTCTCCAACTTCAGGCACTTACGGTGGTATTGATCGTGCTACATGGACTTTCTGGCGTAACCAAGCGTTCTCAGGCGTAACTAACGGTGGTGCTGCTGTATCTGCTGCTAACATTCAAAACTACATGACACAATTGGCTCTAAAGCTAGTTCGTGGTAATGACAAGGCTGACTTGATTGTTGCAGATAACAACTACTACTCACTATACGTAAACTCATTGCAAGCTATCCAACGTGTAACTTCTGCTGAAGAAGGCGCATCTGGTTTCGCTTCATTGAAATTCTACGGTGGTGGTACATCTGCTGACCTAGTTCTTGGTGGTGGTATTGGCGCTCAAGCTACAGCGAACCATATGTGGTTCTTGAACACTAATTACATCTTCTTCCGTCCTCATGCAGAACGTAACTTCGTGCCTATCGGTGGCGAACGTCAATCTGTAAACCAAGACGCTATCGTTAAATTGATTGGTTGGGCTGGTAACATGACAAGCTCTGGCCCTCAATTCAACGGTGTCTTAACAGCTTAAGGGAAATTATCATGGCATATTCAGTAACCCCTTTAGTGGGCATCGACTTAGTAAACACAGTAACCGCAGTTCAAATCACTGCTGGTTATCCTATCAACCAATTGCTTGGTGTTCAAGTATGGGGTTCAGACGGCTTGCTTTATGTATTCGGTAAAGCTAACGCAACTATCACAGCTTCAACAACAGCATGTACAGTAAACGCTACATCATTCTTGGTAACAGCTTCAGGTGGTTCTTACACATCTCCAGCTACAGGTATGGTAACAGGCGATTACGGTTGGTTCAGTAAAGCTTCAGTTTAATAGTTAAGACTCTCATCCCTTCGGGGATGGGTTTCTAGGTATCTTTTATTTTGAGAGTTACCTACAAACCCCAAACCACTTTGGAGAACTAAATGGCTATTGATACAGATTTAAACAACCCCGATTCAAGACTAGCAGTAAAATTTTATAGTAAAGAGATGGACAACGAGTTTCAAAGCTTGGCAGAAGGCAGACCGATTAAGTTTATGGCTGACTTTGTTAGGATTGAAGTTCCTGGTGATCGCTTAACTATTATTGATACCTTTGCAAAGGATGAAGATAAAAGACGCTTCCCTGTTCAATGGGCAATGTATCAAAACGAGAAGTCTGACGGTGGTGACCAAATTCAAGGCACTCTATTAAAAGATTGGCCTATCTTAAATGCAGCTCAAGCAAGCGAATTAAAGCACTTTAAGTTCTATACCGTAGAACAAGTAGCAACGGCTTCAGATGAGCAGATTGGCTCTATTGGTATGATGGTAGGCATGAGTCCTCTATCCTTCCGTGATAAAGCTAAAGCGTTTTTAGCTAATGCTAAAGATTCAGCAGTCGTACAACAACAAGCAGAAGCCTTACGTCAACGTGATGATGAGATTGCTGCCATGAAACGTCAGTTGGAAGAACTTGCTGCACAAGTAAAATCAGCGCCAAAGGAAAAAGCCAAAAGCGCAGCTTAATAAGGAAAAATAATGGCAACTCTTTTACAACTCGTACAACAGGCCACAGGTGAAATGGGCTTGGCTGTACCTACACAGGTAGCAGGTAATACTTCTACCGATGTTATTCAATTAAACTATTTAATTAATGCAGCAGGGTATGAGTTGTCAAGAGAGTTCCCGTGGGAAGCTTTAAACCGTGAATATAGGTTCTACACACAATACCAACAATCTTATGGTGATGTAGTTACAGGCTCATCTACAATTACAGGGCTAGATGCTTCTGTAGTAACAGCAATAAACGCTGTAGGCGCAACCAATTGGATGATTACAGGCACAGGTATCAATCAAGATACTTATATCACTGGCACACCAACCTCTACAAGCGTAACAGTTTCACAATTACCAACGGCTACTGGCAATGTTTATTTGACTTTAGGTCAAACTAAATATTCACTCCCTAGCGACTACGATAGACAGACAGATCGTACACACTACGACAAGTCTAAACGCTGGGAAATGCTAGGCCCTGAAACACCTCAACAATGGCAGTTCTTGAAGTCTAGCTATATCTCAACAGGCCCACGTATGCGTTATCGTATCATGGGCGGTGAGTTTCAAATATGGCCTATTATCTCTACTAACGAGTATCTAGGCTACGAATATATTTCTAACGCATGGGCTGATAGCGCTGCTGGCGTCCCTCAGACAAGCTTTGTATTAGATACCGACACTTGCATATTCCCTGACCGTTTAATGGTGCTTGCCTTAAAGAAGAAATACTTTGAGGTGAAGGGCTTTGACTCAAGTTCATACCAACGTGACTACGATATGGAATTGAATATCTCTAAAGCAAACGATCAAGGTTCTGCTACACTATCCTTTGCGCCAAGAGCCGCTAACGTGTTAATTGGATACGAAAATATACCTGACGCAAACTACGGAGGCTAGTAATGGCACAAGCTAAAAGAGCTGTATCACAGCCAGTATCAATGCCAGCTCCTGTAGGTGGATGGAACGCTAGAGATTCACTTACCTCTATGCAACCAAATGAAGCAGTTACTTTAGAAAATTGGTATCCTGCTACAACAGAATGTATTTTGCGTAATGGTTATACTAAATGGGCTACAGGCATTACAGGTCAAGTAGAAACCATCATGGCTTACTCAGGTGCAGCTACTAATAAACTATTTGCTATTGCTGGCACATCTGTTTATGACGTATCGTCAGGTGGTGCAGTAGGAGCAGCGGTAGTAACAGGATTAACTAATGCTAGATGGGGTTATTGCAACATTGCAACGGCTGGTGGCAACTTTATATCAATGGCTAATGGTGTAGATGCCCCACGCAATTATAATGGCTCTGCATGGTCTACACCTACCATTACAGGGGTAACTTCTACTGATTTGCTAGACCCTATTCTTTATGCTCAACGTCAATTCTTTGTTGGCAAAAATAGTCTTAAAACATGGTATTTACCTGTAAATTCTATTGCAGGAGCAGTTAATTCAGTTGATGTTTCTGCTTTGGCTACTAAAGGCGGTTACATTGTTGCTCACGGCACATGGACTATTGATGCAGGTACAGGCGTTAATGACCACTATGTAATTGTTACATCTAAAGGTCAAGTAATCGTCTATCAAGGCACAGACCCTACAAGCACAACAACATGGGCAATGGTAGGTGTGTGGGATATTGGCTCTCCTGTAGGTCGCAGAAGCATGTATAAATATGCTGGCGATATGCTTTTAATTACGCAAGATGGCGTAGTGCCATTGTCAGGCGCTTTGCAATCATCTCGTGTACAACCTAGAGTAGCTATTACAGATAAGATTCAGTACGCTATTTCAGAAGCAGTCACCAATTATGCAAGTAACTTTGGTTGGCAGACTATGTACGTTCCTACAATCAATCAATTGTGGCTAAATGTACCTGTGCAAGAAGGCAACAATCAGCAACAATATGTAATGAATACCATTACAGGGGCTTGGTGTAACTACACAGGCTGGAACGCTAATTGCATGGAAATGTTCAACGATGAGCCTTACTTTGGTGGCAATGGTTATGTAGCCCATGCTTATAATGGAAATATTGATGATGTAAATAACATTACCGGCACAGCATTACAAGCATTTACAAACTTTGGTAATGCAGGTGCTTTAAAACGCTTTACTATGTCACGCCCCATTTTTAGAACTGATGGTCAACCTTCTATATTTGCTGGCGTAAACATTGATTTCAATATTGAAATCCCTACAACATCTTTAACCTATACTCCAAGTACCTATGCTAAATGGGATACTGCTATATGGGATGCCTCTACATGGGGCGGTGGATTATCTGTATTACAGAATTGGCAAGGATTAAATGGTGTTGGTTATTATGGCGCACCTGTTGTAAAAACATCATGCTCAGGTATTCAGGTAAGATGGGTATCTACAGATTTAGTTATTGAGGGTGGCGCCATACTTTAGACATGTTTCAAAGTCAAGCCATATTATAGGAGCATTTATTATGATGGTTTCTGGTGATGATGTTGCTCATTGGACTATGCAAGGGATTGGGCATTTCACAGAAGGAATGACAGCGGTTGGTTGGGAAAAAGATGGCATCTTAATTGCTGGAACTGCGTTTGAAGATTTTAACGGCAATAATATGTTTGGTCATCAACGCATAGATGCTAACCCTCCTAGAGAGTATTGGTTTCAAGTAGCAAATTACATTTTTAACATTGCTAAAGTAAAACGTTTTACAGCAACTGTTGAAGCAGATAATTACAAAGCAATAAAACTTAACAAGCACATAGGATTTGTCATCGAGGCTACCCTCAAAGATGCAGGTCGTAATGGTGATTTATTAATTATGACTTTATGGCCTGAAAACTGCCGTATGTTAAATTGGAGTAAATAAATGTTTAATAGTAAATTTTTAGGTGTATTAAAACACCCTGGTTACAATGGTGGCAAAGGTGGTTCAGCCCCAGCAACTCCTGATTATACTTCTCTAGCAAAACAACAAGCAGCAGATAATTTAGCTTTAGCTAAATATACAACAGAAGCTAATCGTGTCAATCAAGTAACTCCTTACGGAAATATTACTTATTCTCAAGGTTCACCTACTATTGACCAAGCAGGTTATGATGCAGCTTTAAAGGCTTACAATAACCAATTAGCAGCTTCTAATTCATATGGGGCTTCTAAAGGAATTAACTATGGTCAAAATGGTGGTATTTTTGGCATAGGTGGTGGTACTTCTAGTAAAAACAATTATAATAATTTAAAAGCACCTAATATTGCTGATTATACTAAAGGCTCTAATCAATGGACTGCTACACAAACATTAAGCCCTGCTGAACAAGCTATTCTTAATGCAAAAGAAGGATTAAGTACAAGCAAACTTGGTTATGCTCAAGATTTGCTAAATAAATCTAGAAACGGTCAAGGTGGCGTAGATATGTCACAGCTTCCTAGTTATGGCATTAATCCTGGCGAAACATATTCTGATGCAATTATGCGTAGACTTCAGCCACAAATGCAACAAGCTCAACAGTCTTTTGAATCTCAAATGGCTAATCAAGGTGTTGTACCTGGCACTCAAGCGTATGACAATGCTTATCGTAACTTTGCTCAAGGTCAAAACGATCAACGCACATCAGCAATTACTGGTGGTATGGGTGTAGGGTTAACTGCTAACCAACAAGCTTACAACCAAGCATTGCAAAATATGAATAATCCAATCAACATGATTAATTCATTAGAAACAGGCGCACAAGTACAAAATCCTCAAGGTGTTAATACTGCTCAAATGCCACAGGTTGCTGGTCCAGATTTAACAGGCGCAGCTCAAAATACTTATAATTCACAATTAGCTAATTATAATGCTCAAAATGCAGCATCAGGCAATTTTATGGGTGGATTATTAGGACTTGGTGGAACATTATTATCAGGTGGGGCGTTAGGTGGATTAGGCGCATTAGGCGGTGGCGCAGCAGCAGGTACTGGAATTACAGGATTATCTATGCCTAGTGCATGGGGAGCAATTGGTTCTGACCAAAACATTAAAGAAAATATTAGTAAAATTGGCGCACTTAACAATGGCATTAACATTTACAAGTTTAATTACAAGCCTGAATATAAAGATACATGGGGTCATGGCTCACATATTGGCGTTATGGCGCAAGAAGTTGAAAAAGTAATACCTGAAGCTGTAGCTACACATGAAGATGGCTATAAACTTGTTAATTACGCAATGTTAGGGGCTTAAATATGGACTACAACGCTCAAGACTTAAGCGGAATTCCTGCTGATGATGCAATGATTCAACTTCAGCTTAAACGTAAACTAGCGATGGCTGATGCTTTACGTCAACAAGAGATGCCTCAAGGTCAGATGGTATCAGGTCATTATGTAGCTCCTTCATGGACTCAACAATTGGCAGGATTAGCTAATAAATATATAGCTGGTCAACAAGAAAATGAAGCGATGAAGCAATATGGTGGCTATCAAACTGCTAAATCAGCTAAACTTGGTGCATTATTGTCTGATTTGTCAAAAGGAAAGCAAGTTGAATCTCCTGTAGATTATCAAGATGCTGGTGGTATACCTGGAGTTACACAAACTACGCAACAACCATATTCTCAACAAGAATATATGGCTAAAGTTGGTTCAGCAATGCCTGAGATGCTTCCTAAAATGCTTGAAACTCAATTTGCAAATCAATTTAAAGAAGATACTCCAATGGTTGTTGGAAAAAATCTTGTTACTAAATCAGGAAAAGTCCTTTATTCTGCTCCTGATAAAGAAGATAAAACTACATTTTCTACATTAGGTAAACTTACTTCTGAATTGCAACAAATTCAATCAGCAAATCCTAATGATCCACGCATTCCACAATATCAAGATGCTATTAAAAAAGAAACAACAGCTAGTCAAGGTGGCGAATCAACTATTGGTAAGTTAACAAGCGAGATGAATAAACTTGCACCTAATGACCCATTAAGAGCAACATATAAAGCTGCTATTGCTAAAGAAACTCGCATAGCTCCTGAAGCTGGTTCTCAACCTCCTTCAGGTTATGGATTTGCAAAAGATACTACTGGAAGAACTAAACTAGATGAAAATGGCAATTTTATATTAACTCAATTAAAAGGTGGCCCTGCTGATAAACCATTAAAAGAAATTCCTCCTACTGCTCGTCAAGCCTATTCTGCAAATGAAGCAAGTTTAAAACAAATTGATGATGCAATTGCGGCAGTAGAAAATGCTCCTAAAGAATATTTTGGATTGCAAGCAGGATTAGGCAATACCTATATGTCAAGACGTTATCCTGATAGCGTTGGAGTAAGACAAGCAGTTAATGGTGTTGCTTCTGTAAAACGTCATGATTTATTAGGCGGTGCTGTAACACCTAGTGAAAATGCTTCTACTGCACCATTAATTCCGCAACCAAATGATGATAAAAATACAACATTAACAAAATTAAAAGGATTGCGAGCAAATTATGCTGGAGTAAATAATTCAATTGCTGGTTCTTTTGGTGATGAATATACTCCTCTTTCTAAAGCTGCTCCTAAAGTCAGAACGGTGGATTGGTAATGGACATTCAAACTAAAGATGGAATATTGCTTCGTGGGATACCTGATGGAACTCCTGATGATGTAATTAAAGCTCGTATTCAACAAATAAGAACTGGCAATCAACCTTCTTCATGGGAAGATTCTACACCAATTCCTTCAATGAATTTAGCTCAACCAGCTAATCCATTAAAAACAATGGCAATGGGAGGCCTTAAATCTGCCGTTACTACAGCAAGCAATGTATTAGGGCCAATTGCTGATAAATTAGGAATGACTCATAATGGTCAACCTATCTCTGAGTTTAATAGACAACAATTAGAAAAAACATTTGCTGAGCAAGGTGTAAATCCTGAATCTGGTTTATTTAAAACAGGTGAAGTAATAGGTGACATTGGAATGACTGCTCCTGTGGGTGGTGTTTTAGGAAAAGCAGCTAAATATGTTCCGCTTCTTAAAAATTCACCAACATTAATTAAAGCTATTGAATCTAGCGGTATGGATGTAAATGGCGCTAAAGGAGTTGGCGGTCTTGCTGCAAGAGCTTTAGGTAGCGCTGTAACTGGCGGTGCTTCTACGGCTGCAATTAATCCTGAAGATGCTGTTCAAGGTGCTGGTATTAGTGTTGCTATTCCAGTATTAGGAAAAGCTGCTAGTGCTACAGGCGGTGCTTTAGCTAAAGCAATTAGAGGGCAAGGGGTATCTCCTGAAGTTCGTGCATTAGCAGATAAAGCAGAAGCATTAGGAATTGATATTCCTGCTGATAGATTAACTAATAGTAAATTTATGAACGCTGTAGCATCTACACTTAATTATGTTCCTTTTAGCGGACGTGGTGAAGTAGAGCATGCAATGGAGCAACAACTTAACAAAGCCGCATCTAATTTATTTGGTCAAGACAATCACAATATTACGCAAGCATTACGCAATGCTAAAACTGATTTGGGCGGTAAGTTTGAAGATACATTAAAAAACAATACAGTTAAAGTTGACGATGCTTTTCTTAATGATTTATCTCAATCAGCAGATACAGCAGGAAAAGAACTTGGCTCTGATCAAGCTAAAATTATTAAAAATCAAGTTGATGAAATTCTTGCAAAAGCCAATCAAACTGGTGAAATTGACGGCCAAGCAGCTTATAACATTAAAAAACGTTTGGATATTATTTCAGATAGAAATAGCCCTGAAGCATTTTATGCTCGTGATTTAAAAAAGAAACTAATGGATGCTTTAAATCGTTCATTAGGGCCAGATCAAGCTCAAGCTTTTGCAAAAACTCGTCAACAATATGGCAACATGTTATCTCTTGAAAATTTAGCTCAAAATGGCGCAGAAGGTGGAATTTCTGTAGCTCGTTTAGCTAATATGAAAAATATTAATAATCCTGAGTTACAAACATTAGCAGATATTGCAGCTCAGTTTGTTAAACAAAGAGAAAGTCAACATAGCTCAATGCAAAGAGCTTTGGCTGGTTCAGTTGTTGGTTTAGGCGCAGGAATACCAACGCTTATTGGCTCAATTGCTGCTGGTCGAGGATTAAATGCGGCTTTACATAGCAATGCTGTTAAAAACTTTGTAGAAAATAAAGCCACAAAAAATAGTAAATTAGCGGAAGCTTTGCGTAAAGGCTTGCCAATTGTTGACCCTACTCTTATAGCTCAATAATAAATCCTATTACAAAGCATACAACAGTAACAACAATTAATTTAATCCAAAGAAAATCAATATAATCCATAATAAGATTATACCACAAGGAGAGCAATAAATGGCACGTAACGGAGCAGGTACATACGTACTTCCAGCAGGTAATCCTGTAGTCACAGGCACTACTATATCATCTACAACAACGAATAATACGTTTAATGATATGGCAACAGCCTTAACACAATCAATCTCATCTGATGGTCAAACTACACCTACAGGTAACTTGCCTATGGGCGGATTTGCTCATACAGGCGTAGCAGATGCAACAGTTAGAACGCAATACGCTAGTGCAGGTCAGATTCAAGATTCAGCTTTTACTTACTTAACAAGTGCTGCTGGCACTAACGTTATGACGGCTACAGCGGCTTTAGGTATGTCAGCCTATGTAACAGGTCAACGTTTCTTTTTTGTAGCTCCATCGACCAATACAGGTGCTTGTACGCTAAATATTAACTCTATTGGGGTTAAGTCTGTAACTAAAACAGGAACAACTGCTCTTGTGGCGGGAGATATTCAATCAGGCGCAGTAGTGCAAGTTGTTTATGATGGCACAGAATTTCAGTTACTTAACCCTTATCTAAATGTAAATACATTAGTTACGTCATGGAGTGGCGGTGCTACAGGTTTAAAAACTTACACTACACCTACTAAATCAGTCACAATTTCATTTGCTAGTCCTGCCGTATTCACTGTTTCTAGTGGTGATTTACCTGCTAACAACACACAAATTGAGTTGTTTACTACAGGCACTTTGCCAACAGGTTTAAGCGTTAATACGACTTATTATGTTGTAAACTCTAGTGTTACGACATTTAACGTATCGCTAACTAGTGGTGGTGCAGCGATTAATACGACTGCTGCGGGTTCAGGCACACATACATTTGGGATACTTGGCTCAACAGGCAATTTAGTATTAGATGGTACTTTAAACGTAGCTAATGGCGGCACAGGTACTAATTCATTCTTGTTAAATAACTTGTTTTTAGGCAATGGTACATCAGGATTAAAACCTGTATATGCAGGAGCTACAGGTAACGTATTAACATCACAAACAGTATCAACTGTAAACGCAGGTTCATTTGTTGTAGGTACTCAATACACATTATCTACAATCGGGTCTACTGATTGGACTACTGTAGGTGCAACTGCGTCAGGCTCTGTAACAGGTTCTATTGCTACAACTACGCTTACCGTAACAGCAGTCGGCTCAGGAACTTTAGCTGTAGGCACATATATATCAGGAACAGGTGTAACTGCTGGTACTTATATTACTGCTCTTGGCACAGGTACAGGTGGAACAGGAACTTACACAGTATCAGCATCACAAACAGTAGCTTCTACTACAATTACTTTGCAGCCATCTGTAGGCACAGTATTTACTGCTACTGCTGTAGGTTCTGGTACAGGAGCAGCGACAACTAACATTTGGGCAAGTGTAGCTCCTACGCCATCAACAGGTGGCATGACATTATTAGGTACTATTACAACAACAAGTGGTACATCACAATCATTAACAGGATTAACATTAACAGGATATAAACAAATTCAATGTCAATTAAATGGTGCTTCAATTTCAAGTGCTAGCAATATTAAATTAAATAGCAATAATATAACTCCTTCTAGCGCATCAAATATGTATGGAACTGTTTTAATTGATTTAACAACTGGATATTACACAGCAACCACTTCAGATACTGGCGGAACTGCTACTTCTTATACAAACAATTCTGGACTATCTACTGCAAGTACATCTATTACTTTTGCAGCAGGTGCGGGAAGTTTTGATAATGGCTCAATCTTGGTATATGGAGTTAAATAATGCAAGACCAATCCATCATCAATTTAATCATCGGTGCAGTTCTCTCTGTTTTAGGCTGGTTTGCTAGACAATTATGGGATGCAGTTCAAGACCTTAAATCTGACATGAAACAAATTGAAGTAGATTTGCCTACACACTATGTTCGCAAAGAAGATTTAGAAGCTAGACTAGATAGAATAGAAGCCTCACTTAACCGTATTTTTGAAAAACTAGACCACAAGGCTGATAAATGAGTGAACAAGAAGCAGTAGAATCATTAATAGAACGCATGGTAGGTCAAACTATTGTTGAAGCAGGTATTGACAATGATGAGTTTGTAATGTATATAGAAGATGGAACGAGAATTATTCTATTTTCTGATGAGGACTTACAACTTTATTATGAGCTACCAGACGCCACCCACTAAGACGCATTTCGTCTTGCCTGACGTACAGGCCAAAGATGGAAATGATTTCTCATTCTTAACCTGCATCGGTAAATATATCGTTGCTAAAAAACCAGACGTAATTATTTGTATAGGGGACTTCGCTGATATGGAGTCCCTTTCTTCTTATGACGTAGGCAAAAAGTCATTCGAGGGCAGAAGTTACAACAAAGATATTCAAGCGGCTCGTGAGGCTATGGATGCGTTACTGATCCCTATCTACGAGTTCAATGCTAAAGCCAAACGCAACAAAGACAAGCAATATCATCCTCGCATGGTTCTAACATTGGGTAACCACGAGGAGCGTATCCTTCGTGCTGTCAATGAAGATCGTAAGCTAGACGGACTTATCTCTATAGATGACCTTCCGTATCAAGACTGGGAAGTGATCCCTTTTCTAGAAGTGATTACGATTGACGGTATTGCTTACTCTCACTATTTTACGTCAGGCGCTATGGGTAGACCGATTGGTTCTGCACAGGCCTTGCTAACTAAAAAGCACATGAGCTGTTTTGCTGGACACCAGCAAGGTAGACAGATTGCTTATGGGATGCGAGCTGACGGCTCTGAGATGACTGCCATTATCTGTGGTTCATGTTACGAACATAATGAGAGCTATTTGGGCGCACAGGGCAATAATCATTTTCGTGGTTGCTATATGTTATATGACGTATGTGACGGACGATTTGATGAGCTACCTTTAACATTGAAATATCTTAAAGATAAGTTTGGAGATTAAGATGAAAAAGACATTAGCCGTATTAACGGCTTTTTTTACACTTAATGCTAACGCTGAGGACAAGTTTCTTTCGTATCAGTTCAATGAAAACGTAGTGATCAGAATCTCTAGCATAGCGTGTCCTGTTAAATCAATCTCTAAAGAGTTTCAATTCGCTGTAGTAGCCTTGCGCAAAGACGGTCAAGTATTGCCAGGCTGCTTTACACACGAAAAAGATGACATTGTCATACAATGGATTCAAGGCGATAAAACAATCCTTCCTGCTAACGTATTCTTAATGAAGCCTGATACATGAAAAAGATAAGCATTTGTAGTTGGTGTGGAAATGCATTTGAAATAGACGAAAATGAAATTGAGGTTGACGTTTGTGGGGAATGTGAATTTTATGATACCGACTCTATTGGAATGTTAAATGATGAGGATCTTGCTTATCTAAAAGGAAAAGAATGAATATTGACGTATTAAAGCAAGAATTAACGATAGACGAAGGTAAACGTAACAAGCCCTATGTTGATACAGTCGGTAAAATGACCATTGGCATAGGACGCAATTTAACTGACGTAGGACTCTCAGATGACGAGATTGACCTCCTACTATTAAATGATATAAATAAAGCGTTTGCGGGGCTTACAAGTGCCTTGCCGTGGGTATTAACATTGTCTGACGTAAGACAAAGAGCATTAACCAATATGTGTTTTAATTTAGGCTTAAAAGGACTGCTAGGATTCGCTACAACTCTCGGACTGATTAAAGAGGGTAAATATACAGAGGCTTCTGAATCAATGCTCAAATCTAAATGGGCTACTCAAGTAGGAGCAAGAGCTAAACGCCTCTCGTTAATGATTAAGGAGGGGTAATGAAATTTCTTAAAGATTTACTAACCGAGCCAAATAATGAAACGTATTGTCTTGTTAAAACGATTGCGGCAACTGGCACTTTGGTGTTTTTTTGGTGCAGCGTCACTCACGTTATTGCTAATCATACTTTTAGCTTCACCGACTTTGGTATTGGTCTGGGTTCTATTATGGCAGGAGCAGGAAGCGGAATGTACTTAAAGAAGGATACAAAATGATCTGGACAATGTATTGGAAGCAGATTGTAATTGTGGCCTCTACGGCCATTATTTTTGTCTTTGGATACTACGAGGGTTATAGCCATGAAAAACGGGCGTATGACACCTTTAAATCGCTTACAGAGGCTAATGCACACATACAGGAAGAAAAAAATGCTGCGCTGGTTAAGAATCAGCATACTATTAGTGAAAATATTACGAAGGAATACGCTCATGCTGTGGACTCGCTTAAATCTTATTATTCTAATCGTCCTGTTAAGTGGTTGCCAGTCAGTCCCGCAAGCAGTCAAGTGTCCGACCTATCCGACACCGCCAAAGGTGCTAATGGAACAACCAAAAGCGTTGAACCTAGTGCCGAAGGAGCTTCGCCCGTAGACTGCGCTAATGACGTATTACAATTGTTAGAATTACAAAAGTGGATTAAACAAAACTTGGAGTTGAAATAATGGCAGACGTTAGAAAGCTTATAGACGCACTACGAGTGCCAATGGCTAACCAAACAAACCCGTATACTAAAAATGGTATTCCTAACGTAGATTTAGCTGAAACAGGTCAGTTTGTTAATTCATTTATGCCTATTAGTGGTGATATTCAATCAGGTATACAAGCAGTTAATGACGTTAAGAATAAAAAATATGCTAGTGCATTGTTAAATGGTGTTGGATTATTGCCTTTTATCCCCTCATTAGGAGGAGTTATAAAAGAAGTAAAAATGGGAGATTTAGGATTTGATCCTAGATTTGATCCTAGAAAATTAGAACAACAAAGATTAAATAATTTAACCACAAAAGTAGATGTTCCAGAGCATGCTCAAAATAAAGTTTCTCTTGCAGATTACGAAGGCTATCCATTTATTACTTCTATGTCTGATAGAACTAATGTAGGTCAATTGCATTCAATAAATGATGTCCCTATTGGGGTTGATTTGCAAGGTGGCCAAAATTATATGTTTAATAATCCAGGGCAAGTATGGGCTTCAGCTAAAGCACCATCTAATGCAATTATTAAAAATGCTCAAATGCTAAAAGATATTACAGGGAAAAATCCATTATATATGCCTTGGCGAATGGCTCCAACTGGCGGTGATTTTGCAAATATGACAGGCGAAACAATGCTTCGTTATATGAACAATAACATGGGAAGGGCGGCTCAAAGAGATGTTAATTCTGATATAAAAGCTTTTATTCCAAATTTTAAAGGCATGGGTTCTGAAGAAGGAATAGACCAATTTAGGAATGCTTCGGACCAAACACGAAAAGCATTAAAAAATATGCTTGATAAAAAATACAGAAATGAGGGTGGATTAAGTATTGGAGAAGCAAGATTGGCTGTGGCAGATCCATCCCAATTAATGGGGGCTGATTCTGGATTGCAAAATGTAGGACAAATATTTCCTGATTTACCTATGATTCAAAGTTCAGGACACAAAGCATATCCAAAAGGAGTTCCAGGGCAAGGATTGGGAGTTTTGGATAAAGATTTATCTGCATTCCAATTGCTTCCTAATGCTGCTGAATCTCGTGGAATTATTGATCCTAGAAATCCATCTCAACAAGATATTAGAGCTTTGCAAATGAAACCTTACGCTGGAATATTAACTGCAGATATGTTAAAAGCTTTAGGCTATTAATATAAATATTCTGATTTAAATTTATTAGCAAATCCTTTACTAAACAAACTTTCCAAAAAAGATTTTACTTCGTCTTCAGTAGTTTCTTTTTTCATATTAGCTACACAATATGTTTCAAATAATGTAAGTGCATCTAACATTTTTTTTGGAATTTTTACATCTGTATTAACTATTGTTTTCATTATATTTCCTATTTTTTTATGGATAAGTAAGTTTTATGTAAACATACGCCAGCATTAATGCACAAAAGAATCCTAGTGCAAAGGCGCTGGCGTAACACAACAAATAGTCAATTACTAGTTTAATCATAGCCCACATTTCCATTTTGCCCGATTATATCCATTCTGCCTTCATTCCACTCTAGATCGTTAATAGAATCCCTATCCTGTTCACCCTGCACAAAGTTAGCTACTAACCAAGCATAGCTACCCAACTCCAACGCTGTGATATCTTTGTTAAGCTCAAGCTGCAACAATATATTGCGTCCTAGCGTTTCTAAATACTTTTCCTCTAGCATTTCCATTTATTTCTCCGTTTCATCCATTTTTGAATCGCCCTTGTTGACATTTTGCTTGATCTCCGCACCCTTCTCATACGACCAATTAAATTCAGTCGGCCTGTCGGGAACTTGTATGGTTTGAACGTTATCACTAAAATGCTCCTCAAACTGACTTGCTGCTTTCTTGATAATGTCTAAAAACGCATAGTTAATTAAAAATCGTTTAGACTCTTCACTCATGTGTACTTCCAAATCGGCAGAACCATCTTCATATTCCTCAACCCTAATGACTTCAAAATCAAACTCATTTACTTTAAATTCACTCATGATTCTTTTCCTTTGTATAAAGCGGAATTTCTTTCCATCCATCCAGCAAGTCTTTAAATAGGCTGGCATCCCTTTTAGCCCAACAAAGCTGACCAACCCCATCTTCTCTTATATACGCATAAGCATAAGGCTCTTGTTGTTCATCAGGCACATATTCAATCCCTAAATCATCACCACATCTTTTACATATCAATACATAATCGTCTTTAGTCATTTTCTATTCACAATCGCCCAGATCAATACAAAAAATCCAATGACACATCCCCAATAAATTAACCAAAACAATTCTAGTTTCATTTTAATCTCCTAAAGGTATAAGCTCTTCATCATCAATGAAATCATTAAACTCTTTTTGAGTTGTGTAATAAGCAAGCAAGCACAAGCAAGCATTAATGACACCTTGTGCTGCATCTCGATCTTCATCATTCCAGGCAGTTTCAATATCTTCCCTAGTAAGCTTTAATTGGCTTTTTAATTGTGCTATAAACATTGCGTTTAGCACATCATATAATAAGTCGTTATCATCTGCTGTAAATTCAATCTTCATTTTGCCTCCACGACAATGGCTTCACCATGCTCAATCGTCTGCACTAGCTTATTCTCTAGTTCTGTATCGTATTGCACGTCAGTATCACGTATCTTTGATTCCCACTCTTGGACACGCTGCATAATGTATTTGATCTGTTGGTCATTCATATCAAGCTCCTAAAATGGTGGGGTACTCACACGGTTCATATAATAATCACAATATATTGAGTTCTGTTCAGTCAATAACAGAGTGTGCTTTCCCCCATTGATTTTAAAAAGGAATGTCTGAGTCTACGTCAGATAAGTCCTTAGCATCTGTTGTCTTTGGTACAAAAATATCTGCTGAAGCCTTCCAGCTTACAGTATCGCCTTTGCCATAATTAGCTTTCCATCCGGATAGCTGTAGCTTGCCACCACTTGCAATAATAGCGTCAATGGTATCTACCCCTAGCGTAATGTTAATGCGATAGTCTGGTGATTTGTCAGACGTCTTTTTAACCGTGTTAGTAAAACCTGAATCTAAGTATATTTTTTTCTCAGCCATGATTTATCCTTTTTTATATTTACTACGAATATGTGATTCTAACAATGCCCATACAGCTTTTTGTTCATCGTTAGAAAGTCCTACTACTGCATTTTTTGCACTTGGCACATCATCATTATTAACAAAGTATGTAACTTCCTCTGCTATTCTTGCAAATGAATCCAACTCATTTGTTGTAAAGCCATCTAACGCCCCAGCCATTGGAGTAATAGATTCTTTTGGTGGCTCTACAACGTTAGGCTTTTTTGCAGGCGCACCTTTGTCCGTCCCTGTGGTTGCATCTAATACATCATGTTCTACAATTTCCATAGCTGTTACCCATAAATATCTACGTTGATATGTTTCTACTGCACCTACATTTTGCACTTCATGGCAACCTTTTAACGCTGCGCTACCCATAGGGCTTGTAATAACAATACTATCAGTTCCATCTGTAATAGTAAGCGTTGCAAGTTCTGCCGTATAAGATACAACACCACACAAACCCAAGTCATTAAAAATGTTTTGTACTGTTGGCAAAAAATCACCAAGTTCAAAATATTTATAACCAGCAAATTTATTGTGACCTGACTTTTCAAGTTTGCTATTTTGTAGCTTTAACCTAGCAGTCATTAATTTTGTATATACATTGCTCATTTTTTACCCCAAAAATCTTTAATTTGACCATGTAGTTTCATCAATGCCTCATAATATTCTTTACTCATTCTAACGCCCCCATATTGGCTACAATAATCAAGTTAAGCTCATTGTAAAGGCCTAACGCTTTGATTAATGGTAACACATCCACCCCTAAAAACAAAGCCTTTTTAGCCCTAGCCACAGACTCAGTCAATGCTTCTAAATCCCCAAAGTATGCGTAAGTTGGTTCTTCATAATCAAACTCCACCTCAAGCGTTACCCCATCCTCCAAATTTAAATGTGTAATCATTTACTCCACCTTTCTAATATGATCCAAGAATTAGCTACCTTAACTGCATTAAGTTTACCAGTCAAGCAAAGTTTGCGAACCCACCTGGTTGACTTTTTCATCTGCGCTGCAATTTCCTCAACGCTATATAATTGTTCACTCACTTGCCTTGCTCCTGTTGTTTAAGTTCGTCCATTACTTCAGCTTCAAATTGTTGTTGGCACATGATTAACTCCAAATAATTTCATCATCAGTTAAATGTTCTAATACAAACATTGATTCTAAATCCATAATACTCCAACCTTTTTCACCTCTAATAAAATCGCTAAACTTGTCTTGGTGTTTTTCCATTGTTTTATCCCAATCTACTTTGTCTAGCAATTCAGCTTCTTCTTTATCTAAAATTAAATTAGGCATGATTACACATTCCTTTCGTTGCAAATATGATAAGCTTCTTGATACATATCTTTCATTAAAGATTTGGTCATTAGCAATAAATCTTTTTCTGCATTTTCTTTACTAGCGCCAGAGCTGCTATAAACACGACAATAAGCTTTAAACATTATAGCCAATTTTTCTTTGGTTATTTTTTCATCAACGTATTCGTCTTTAAGTAAATTCCAAACAAAATTATCTTCCCAGGCAGCTTCTTCAATTTCGTTATGTAGATATTCGTCTACCATGTCTTCATATGAACTTAAACTCATTTCCAGTTCCTCCACTTCGCTATCAATTCAAAAATTACAAATATTACTAATACTACTGCACCACCTAAAGCTAATATTGCGATATTATCTAACATCATCATCTCCTTAAAATTTAGTCTTGCCGTTTTGTGTCAAACCAATACGATCGTTTACACGATCAAAACATACTGTTGGTGTTGCCTTTGCTATTTTGTAAACTTGACTGTTAATATACTGTTCATTAATTGCACGTAACGCAGCTTTAAGTTCTGCTTTATCATTATCAGCTTTTAATTCTGCTGTAAGGTCTGCTAAGATTTGTTCTGTTTTCATTTTGTATCTCCTGTGTTGATGTAGTCATTTTATACCAATGTCGGAACGTGTCAAGCATTATTTGTAATTATTTTAAAAATATTTTATTTGCATTTATTAAATAACTATGATTTAATCTTTATGGGCTAGGTTATGCAGACCGAAAAGATACGTTCCTCCCTCCGTATCCTGCCCAGTTTTTTTAAAGAGGGAATATTAGGAGGTTATATGAAATTAATACCTAAGAACTGGGTTAAGTTCCAGCATTATAAAGATCGAAATCCTCCTTGGATTAAATTACACCGTGATCTATTAAACGATAAAGAATTTATGCGCTTGCCACTTGCTAGCAAAGGTCTAGCACCTGTTTTATGGTTGCTAGCGTCTGAATCTGTAGAAGGTATTTTTGATGCTGATTTTGATGAACTTGAATTTCGTTTAAGAATATCACAAAAAGAATTAGAATCTGCACTTAAACCTTTGATTGACAATGGATTCTTTTTAGATGCTAGCACTATGCTAGCGCCATGCTTGCAGGATGCTATCCCAGAGACAGAGACAGAGACAAAGAAGAGACAGAGAGAGACAACAATTCCTGTTGATTTTTACATGACTGATAAAGTGATAGATTGGGCGCAAAAAAATGGATATACAAATTTACAAAAACATTTTGATAATTTTGTTTTATCATCTATAGCTAGAAACTATAAATACACAAATTGGGATGCTGCATTTATGAAAGCCATAAGAGACAATTGGGCTAAAGTTCCTGATGAAAAGAAAAACAAGGTGGTATTATGAATCCATATTTAATTACAGAGCCAACATTTATTAGCTTTAGTGGAGGTCGCACATCTGGTTATATGCTTTGGAAAGTATTAGAAGCTCATAATGGAAAACTTCCCAAAGAGGCAATGGTTGTTTTTGCTAATACAGGTAAAGAAGAAGAAGCTACATTAAAGTTTGTAAATGATTGTGGCGTTAATTGGAATGTTAATATTGTTTGGTTAGAATTTAGAGATAGTGAATCAAAATTTGAAATTGTTAATTATGAAACAGCTAGTCGTAATGGTGAGCCTTTTGAAGCATTAATTATTAAACGTAAATTTTTACCCAACCCAGTTAGTAGGTTTTGTACTGCTGAATTGAAAATAAAAACAATGCAACGTTATGCAAAATCAATTGGACTTGAATCTGTAATTAACATGATTGGTATTAGAGCTGATGAACAAAGACGATTGGCTAAAGTTGCTAATAATTATGATGGAAAATATGGAGAAAAAGTTGCTCCATTAGGAAGCGATGGAGTTACCAAAGAAATTGTTGGCAATTTTTGGAAAGCTCAATCTTTTGATTTGGGATTATTTAATAACAATGGAACTACAATGCACGGAAATTGTGATTTGTGTTTTCTTAAAGGTGGGAAGCAAGTACAATCGCTTATTGAAGAAAAGCCAGAACGTGCAATTTGGTGGGCAAAGATGGAAACAATGGTTCAGACCTCAAATCTGTCCTTTGGTGGGGGGGGCAGATTTAGGAAGGATCGCCCTAGTTATCAGCAGATGTATGACAATGCACATAATCAGAAAACCATAGATTTTATAGACGAGTCTATTGAATGTTTTTGCGGAGATTGAGATGATAGTCAATCCTAGAAGTTTATTAACAGAAATAGATGATTTATACGTTAAAGGCGTTGCTAAAGGTCATACTACAGGGTGGTCTAACGTAGATCAGTTCTTTACCGTGAAAGAAGGTGAGTTTACTGTGGTAACTGGTATGCCTAGTCATGGGAAGTCCGAGTGGCTGGATGCGTTGTGCGTTAATCTTGCTGTACATCACAATTATCGTATTGCTATGTTTAGTCCTGAAAATCATCCATTAGAAATGCACGCTAAAAAGATTATAGAGAAGTATGCACAAAAACCTTTCTTTGGTAATAAACGTATGTCACAGGAAGAAATGTTAGATTCACTTGATCGTATGAATAAAAACTTTTCGTTTATTAAACCAAGCGAAACTGAGTTTACTCCTATGCACATTATTAATGAGGCTTTGCCGTGGCTTGACCAATCTATAACACAACCTAGAGCTTTGGTAATTGACCCGTGGAATGAGATGGACCATTACAGGCCAGCAGGATTAAGCGAAACTGAATACATTAGCCGTATTCTTACTGAATTGCGTAGGGCAGCTAGAGATTACAAGACACATTTGTTTTTAGTAGCGCATCCGATGAAGATGCAAAAGGATAAAGATGGTAACTATCCTGTTCCACGGCCTTATGACATAAGTGGCAGCGCTCATTGGTATAACAAAGCAGATAATTGTATTGCAATTTGGCGGGATGTGGCGAATAATCCACAACAGACACAGGTTCATATACAAAAAGTAAGATTTAACAGTACAGGATCGCCTGGCATGGCTGATTTGTTGTATGATTATCACAAGGCTACATATATTAACGAACAAGAGTTTTACAAGGGCATATCATGATATTAGTTTTTGTTTACGATTCACAAGATAACTTTGTATGCACCATGAACTTTATCTCACAATACGATTTAGATGATTTTATGGAAAATGCTAGTTTTGATAATCCATTAACATTTCAGATTGTAGACTTTGATAACTTTACGGAAACATTACAATGAACTTTGCTGAAACTGAGTTTTATAAACAGTTTGGTGATTGTGAATGGAAAGTTACCACCAATGATGGTAAAATACATAAAAGCACCAAGTGGTTATTGAAATACGAGGATGTATTGTACAAGGAGGTAACACCAAGTGTCGCATTCAAAATGCCCGACTTGCGGGCAAATCGCAAGAAGAAGTAATCCTCAGAACAATCGACTGCATTTATTGTTTCAAGCTATCTCTGAAAAGGTAAAGGGCGCTGACGGATTGTTACACCATGCGATGTGGTGGAAAATTGTAATGAAGGATCGCTGGCTTGGTTACAATGAGGTTGTCACTAATGGGAAAACAGTATATAGTTTACGTGGGACTGCTGATTTAACGGTGGAAGAACTTAACAACTTCATGGACAGGGTAGAACGCTATGCTGCTGAACATGGAATTTACTTACAGGATTGATATGATTAAGTCATTGTCTTATGACCAAAATGAAATATTGCATAGCATAATGCAATTATATTGTCCTGCTGGATTTGATGCTGATATTACTTATGGCAATGGTTCTTTTTATAAAAATAATTATGAACCAAAATATAAAATTGATATTGACCCACAAACGTCAAATACACAACAAGCAAGTAGTGATGATTTGCCATTTTTTGATAATACATTAGAAAGCGTTGTATTTGACCCTCCTTTTTTAACTTATATAAAAGCAGGACGTGATACAAATATGGTAATGGGTAAAAGATTTTCTGGATATTGGCGTTATGATGAGTTACAAGAACATTATTCAAAAACATTTATAGAATGTAATAGAGTATTAAAGAAAAAAGGTTATTTAATTTTAAAATGTCAAGATATTGTTCATAATCACAAGCTTCATCCCACTCATATATTTGCAACACAATGGGCTAATGAAGCAGGATTAAAATTAAAAGATTTATTTGTTTTAGCAGCAAAAAATAGAATGCCAAGCCCTAATAAAAATGGAAAACAAAAACACGCCAGAATATTTCATAGTTATTTTATGGTGTTTCAAAAATGATAGCTGTATTATTTGCTAGAGATGACAGCCGTTATAAACAATTAGATGGATATGACGTATACGACATCAATCGTGATGCAAGAAACTATTGTAAAAGTTATCCTGTATTAGCACATCCTCCTTGTCGTGCTTGGGGTATGCTGTCACACATGGCTAACCCTAGACCTGATGAAAAGCAATTAGCTTATTTTGCATTGGCTCAAGTAAGGCTTAACGGTGGAGTATTAGAACATCCTGCTGGCTCACGTCTATGGAAAGAAGCTTATCTGCCATTAGAAGGCGAGTTTCCTGATGAGTTTGGTGGCTTTACAATTGAGGTAGATCAATATGATTTTGGTCATGTAGCACATAAAAAAACTAAGCTTTACATTTGCGGTATTGCTATGAGAGAATTACCTGAGCTACCCCCCCCCAATCTATCGCCTACTGATAGGTCTATTTGTGGAAATGTAAAAGGAACTAAAAGATGTACGCAGTATCAGCGAGAATATACGCCAGATGCTTTAATTGATTTTATAACCGAAATTTGCAGGAGGATATAATGAACAAAAACAATTATGAAAATTCAGTAGAAAACGCTTTTAATCGTTGCGTGGCCTTTCAGTATATTATTAATGGCCCTAAAACCATTAGCGATCTATGTAATGAAATGCACACCTACCCGTCTATCATATGGGAACATTGCAAGTGGTTTCAAGACAACAACTTTGTGACATGGAAAAAGATTAGACGGCAAGGTAGCGGACAGGCAGCTACAGAATTTACAGCAATTAACGTAGATAGCTTTCCGTGGTCTAAAACTTATTTACGATCCGCTGATCCATTACGAGATTACTTTAATAACAGCTTATACCCTGATCTAGAACCTAAGTTACGTGATGCTATCTACGAAGGCCGTATTAGCAAAGACGTTGTTAAGCAATATAGCCGTGAGGATACTGTAAAATGGGAGCTAAACTACAAGTCAAACTTTCATGGCAAGTTTCAGTCATCAATGAGCGGTGAGTATGTCATCTAAGGCAGAGAAAGAACATTATGATAAACTATTTCAACTTGGCTGTATTGTATGCCACAATCTTAACTACGGCTATTCTCCTCCACACATACATCATATTAGACATGGCGCAGGTGCAGGGCAAAAAAGTCATTGGACTAATGCTATTCCTTTGTGTCCCAATCATCATCTTCATGGCCCTTGGGGGACTGCCCTCCATGCAGGGATAAAAGAGTTTGAGCGTAAGTATGGGACTGAAACCGAACTATTAGAAAAAGTAAAGGCATTGCTAAATGATTAACCTAACCTTACCCTTTCCGCCAACAGTAAACCACATGTGGGGAATGTCAGGTAAACGAAAGTATCTTAAGAAGGAAGCCATAGATTTTAGAAAAGCAGTTACAGAAGCAGCAATAGAAGCCAAAGCTAAAATATCAGGAAGGCTTGCTATCTTTATAGCATTGTATCCAGCCACTAAGCGTAAATTTGATATAGATAACCGTGTCAAAGCTGTCCAAGATGCGTTACAACTAGCTGGCGTATTCTTAGATGATGAGCAGGTAGACTTTCTGTGGGTAGTACGTAGACCTGTAGTGCAGGGTGGCATGTGTAAGGTCGTGTTAGTTGAGTACAATAAGGTTCACCAGATGCTAGAACAATATGAGGATTATATATAATGGATGCTGGCCGTGTCATTTATTACCTTGATCTGTGGAGGGACTTTATGAAGTTTGATAACAACAAGCTAGGATACAAATCAAAGTCAACAGGATTCATGTCAGGGGGTTTACATAGCTTTGAGGATTTAGGCGATGAAGTAGATAGAGATGCAGCTAGAGCCGTAGACAAAGTAATAGACGATCTGCCTACGCCACAAAAGACTTCTATCTACATTGTATACCTGGGTCAAAAGTCTATGATGGACATTAAGGTATTGGAAAACTATTACGATTCAGCTTTGGTAATGTTACAAAAAAGATTGACAGAGAAAAATCTATATTAAGTATTTGACTTTTTCTTAAAAGTGTGGTAATATTACAACAGTTGGACTTCGCACGTCTGTATGATATGCAATCCGACATTCAACTCATCTCCGTGGGTTCGGACTAGCGTAAAAACCTAGTCCATTTTTTTATCTAAAGGATGCTATATGCCGTGGTCACCAGCGCAGGAAAGGTTATTTCAAGCAGCAGCTCATGATCCTGCTGTAGCCAAACGTGTAGGCATCCCTCAAGACAAAGCCAAGCAAATGGCATCAGAAGGCGTAAAGAAAGACCCTCAAAAACTAGCCAAAGCGCTAATGACAAAATAGGATAACAAATGGCAACTTTAAAGCAAGCAATCCAAGCGAAACTAGACTTAGCTCAACAAGAAGTAGCAGGATTAACTGCTGCACTTGCCAACGCTGAAACAACATTCTCTGAATGGGTAGATGAAGAAGTAGATGCAATCAAACTAAAAGCAGAAGCACTAGTTGCTGAATTAGCTAAATATTTATAATCCCTATGGAGCATAAGACCACTCTTATGAAACTACATGGCAGCCCGCAAAAGAAAAACAACATTATCA